CGTCATCCGCATCCTCCTCATCCTTAGGTTCCCAGCCGCTGGGCGGTGCTGCCTGCCAATTACACATCGGGCATGGGCTGAATTTTAAAGGCGTATGATAATGCCGGCAATTCTCGCAGTCTTTTGGCAATTCATCCATTATATCAACTCCTAAATTTCTTCTATCTGGATAACCCGTGGCTTGTATTCACGGTTTCCAGATTGTGTCTTATCATTCAATTTTCGTACCGTATTAGCAGCCTGATATATCCCATCATTCATCTAATATTAAATCCGATTGGGCAATTATTATCTTCTATATGTTCCCACACATCCGGAAATTTATCCCTGATTAATCGTATTTGCTCGATGATTGATAATTTTTCTTTCATATCCACGGCCCCTTTTCATATCTTTCACAATTAATCGACTCGCTCCGTATCGGTGAATCATCAGCCGTCCTTTTGCTATCTTTTTTCCACATCTCAGCTGCCGCTACGGATACTCCACATATACGGTATTTACGGCAGTCCTTACGATTACAAAAGGTGTAATTTAGATAGTGCATCCTATTCACCTTCTTTGCTGATTGGGGTAGAGTTCCATTCTTTCAATCCATCTATAGGCGGCATTGTAAATGGCTCATACTGTTCAGCCAATGCACAATATAATAAATTCTTAATCTTTTCTACGTCTGATTTTTCATAATATCCTAAATCGGTTACTATATCGGTATGCGTAAGCGAATCATACCCAGTAACAGCGAAAAGTCTTGTTTCAAATACATTTATGCTAATAATTTTATCGCTGTTAATCAGACTTCCGTCTTGCGCCTTTATCCACATATCAATCACCGTCCTTTGGTAGTGGGGCTATAGGTGCCCAGTAATCAGGTGTCTCAATGGGGTCTAAGTTGGAGGTAATCCAATGCGTGTCAGATCTCTTTGCGGCCGTTATGCATGATTTAGGGAATCCTTTTTTATAAGCCGCCAACACTATTACCCAGCTATCTGGCGGTTCATTTTTTGCACTCATCCATCTCATTTTTCTACCTCCTACTATTCGCTGTCAATTAATCCCCACGGATCATCATTTGGCTGTTCTTTTCTGTCAAACGGTCGACCTGCCCTGATCCATAATATATTTTGGGCTTGATAAGCATCTGACGTAGGACTACATTTTCCTTTTTTGGTGATCCTCTTTTGCTTGGCTAATTCCTTTAACTCCGAGTCTGTCATATTCCGTAGTTCCGATATTTTCATATTTTTTTCCCTCCTAACTGCTTCAAAAGCGGCAATAATTCGCTTGTGTGGTCTTTTAATGGTTCTTTGGTTAAATTATATTGCTCTATACTTTGCCAGCCCTTACCGCCGATAATGGGCCGTATCACGTAGCCATACGTTTGATCTGGCACCAGCTCACACCCCATACCCCGTAAAATACATAATGTATCGGCCAGCTCGCGGGATTTAAATGCGGCTTGCGTAAACAGCCATACCCATTGTTGATGATCTGCCGGATGATATTGCCTAAAATCGTCCGTGTATTCTTCGATTGGCCAGTTTTCGGGGTCACGGGCAGCTTCGACCTTGCGAATAATAGATTCAACCATTCCTTTTATCGTTGGGTCCCGTTGTAAAAGTGGGGATTTTGGCTGTTCCATTGCCCCCAGGACTTCTTTAAATGCAGACCGGGCTCGGCTTACCATTTCTTTTCTATCCATCGTATTCGGTTTCATCAAACCACGTCGCCATCATATCAGCCAGATGCAACGCCGTAACTAAAGGATCGGTACGCTGTGCTGCCCCCAGTGTCTGCAGTCCGTTATAGTTATCGGCCGCCGTATCAAAGCGCCCCATATGCCACCGGATGGCCAATTGTTCTCCCGCTGTCAGTCGCATGTATGGTAAAATCATCATGACAGATTTTTCACCATGCCCTAGCGGCATATCATCCTTAAAGACGTACATCATCTTTTCTTCCCATTGACCTACTTCGTTTTTCTGCCATTTCTTTTCTTTGTGATACTGATTGGCTTTGCAAATATCATGGAGCAATGCGCATATTGTACAAGATTCTTCAGATAATACTATATGTTGATTCGCAAGCGTCCGGCGCAGATCATGCAGCCGGTAGCATACATGTAAACTATGATCCAGCAATCCTCCTTCATACGCACCATGATGACGAGTGGATGCGGGTGCCGTAAAGAAATCTGTACGTGTCTCCACCTGTTTCAACAAGTCCTGCCAGCCTTCCCGCTGTACGTACACTTTAAACAAACCTAAAAATGCATTTTCTTTTTCCGTGGTAAAGTACTGATCTATGTTCATGGTTCTATCTCCTCAATCCGGACATGCAATCCGGGAATCGTATCATAAAATTTTTGGATCGTTTCGGATGCCACCTGACCATCATCGCCCCAAAAATGAAGCGCTGTCAGCACATCTTTGGGCAACTTGACTAAATTATCTGTATCCGGCTTGGTCGCCTTCCACGTCTTCGGCGGGTGTTTTTTGTCTGTCAGGTAAATCCATTGTGTCGTGAGTACCAACGGGCCTTTTAGTTTCCGTTCCGGAATGAATTTAGAAAAATAAGCGGTAAACTTCTGCCGGGCATCCTGCACAGCCGGCGGCTCATATGAGTACGGTTTCCCCTTTCGAACAGTCCATTTTTTTTCTTGGTGAGTAGCCGTTGGCAATTTCATAGGGATAAAAAATTGAACAATCATTTTGCCAGCTCCTTTTCAGCCTTTTCCAGCCAATGCTCCGCAATAATTCTATCTGCAATTTCACTTACCATCATTGCCAATGCTTTTTTATAAATTTTCTTTTTCAATTTTTTCACCTCATTTTTTTTTGAGAAACCAGAACCGCCATGGTCCTGGTTCAGGACGAAAAATGTGTTAAAAGAAAAAAGCAAACTTCGTGCTTTTTTTTTAACATTTTTTGTCCAAGGACCCACACCGGATTTATACGGACGGCATTTAATATATATATAGTTAAACGCCGTCCGTTTGTCCATTATAAATATACAGGCGTTTAAACTGCCGTCCGCATATTTATTGATGTTTATACATTTCCGGACAAAACGGCGTTTAATTAAATGCCGTCACACTCTATTTTCTTTTTTATTACTTTCCCTTCTCGATATTCAAACATTTTACTCTCATTTATATATCTTCTAACCGTTCGGTCTGTTGTTTCTAGATAGTTTGCCATATCTGTTACGGTCACATCTCCATTAATCAGGCAAGCATTATATGCACTTTCCATCTGCGATTTCTTAGCTTCTTTTTTCTTTTGCCTGACTTCCTGGCTTTTCTTCCACGGTTCTTTTTCTGCGTCCGGGGTTAAGGATGCCAGCGTGCCGCTGTCGTCAATCTTGTGTATCGGATACTCAAACCATAAATTCAGCGGCTCAAACGTACGGAATTCACGCAGCGTGCCTTCAAGCCGCCACCCGGTTCCCGGTACGCCGACCTGATCAACCTCCAGCTGAATCATATCCAGCAGCGCATCAGCATCCCGGGCAAATACGCCGGAACCGCTGGCGCGGTCCATGCTGCGCTTACCCCCCTGGGAGCCTTTACTATGATGATGGCAATAGATCACGGCACAATTAAGTTCCGTGCAAACTTTATCAAACTGGTTACAAAAATGGGCCATCTGATCGGCGCTGTTTTCATCGCCCGTAATAATCTTGTAGATTGGGTCAATAATAATCGCCAAATAATCCTTACGAGCCGCTCTCCGAATTAACTTAGGTGCCAGTTTATCCATTGGGATGGACTTGCCTCGCAGATTCCAAATATCAATATTACGGAGGTTTTGCGCCGGCCAGCCCAGTGCATCATACACATCTTTAAAACGATGCAAGCAGCTGGCTCTGTCCAATTCCAGATTGACATATAGCACTTTTCCCTGCGCGCAATCCCAAGTAAGCCATTTACGGCCCTCTGCAATCGCTGCCGTAAGTTCGATCAACGCATAGGACTTTCCTGCCTTAGATGGGCCGGCCAGCATCATTTTATGTCCCTGTCGCAATACACCCTCTATCAACGACGGTGATAATTCCGGCATGTTGTTCCACACGTCTTTCAGGCTTTCCGGATCCGGCAAATCATCATTAATGGCTTCAATCCATTCCCGCCACTCGACAAAATTGGCTTTCCCGATGTGAGTATCGATAAGGTATTGCTTCTTATCTCCGCGCATTACGCCTGGCATCCGCGATAAGCGGGACGGATTCCGGTTTTGCTGATCGATTTCCAGCCCATTCTTACGACATATGGCATAAAGATAATCCACTCTCTTGCGGTATTCGTCATAGCTGCTGGCATCAATATGTACAATCGCATGAATGCTTTTCCCGCCGCTATATACCAGGCATGCTACAGGGAGTTCCAACTGCCGGATGATCTCATTTTGCTTTTCCAGTTCCATGCAATCCGATTCTACTAAGGCATATTTAAAATCCGTTACATTTTCATTGCGAATGCCTTTCCCATCTAATGGATTAAATCGGATCCACGCCCCGACCTTTGGCTTATAGTCACCTAGTACGGCACCGATATCTCCATCGCAAATGGTAAGGCTTTCGAGCAGTTCGCCGGCTGTGCGCTTAAAATTTCCTTTGCTTGGGAAAAACTGCCCGTATTTTTCCCATGAACTGGTTACATACCCGACATAATCGGTACTGTCAAACAAAGTTGATAGGTACGTGATCAAGTCTTGCACTGGATTCCAAGTACTTCCCGGATCCTGTAGTTCCCGTCCTTCCAGCCACCGTTGATCAATAATGACCTGTTCGTCTTTTTCCTGTATGACGTCATCCCAATCAAAGGCATGCCCGGAACCGGCATCTGCATGCCAGCCGCCTTTCTTGGCCATATCGACGATTGTGGCCCCAGTTACGGGGGTATTGGCGCCATTAAAGGTGCGCCATTTCTTTTCACATTCACCGGCATGATACCTCGCAGTATCTCGCAGGCTCCATGCGTCCCAGTCACTGACAGCATAGCCTTCTAGTTTCAGTGCCATGCCTACATTGGTCCATTCCTGATAGGTGCAAAATGACGGATCGATGTATTGCAGGAGCGGCTGCAATTCTATTTCATGTTCCATGGCGACTACTCCTTTTTAGGCTTCGGGGATATATTCCGCCGGTTTAATATCGCTCGGGATGCGCCAGCCTCTGGCAGCAATACGTCCGATTAATTTTGTAGCTGCAGCAAACGTCCACGTCCCGACGTGCTGAAACCCTCTGCTTTCAAGTAACCGGATCTGCCGCGGTGTGGCAAGGCCAGACTCTTTCCGTTTAATGAGTTTGTCTAATATCAATTTTGCCTTACCGGCGTTTTCAATTTCATCGCCAAAAACCCCAAACTTTTCTAACGCGTCCAGCTGTTTTTTGGTAGCCGGACCCATTTCCCATCCAAACGAAGGGACGTACCCTGACAGATCTTCTGCTTGAATCGACATTTCAAATTGCAGCGGATCCACTAGCCGGCGTTTCCGTTTCTTCATAGCTGCTAATTTATCGGCCAGTGCCGCTTCCCGATCAGAGACGACATCTTCCGATGCTTCTTGCTCCAATACTTCCAACTCTTCCGGTTTTCCCGATTCATTGAGCTTTTCTGTCATCTTGGCTGCAACGTCTTCGCTTTCCGCAATCAAGCACGCCGGTCGGCAGAGTTCATGTTTTTCTGTATTCCACAGAAAATCCAAGAGCAGCACATGGTCCTTGCCGGGATATAGCCGGGTGCCTCGTCCTACCATCTGACTGTATAAACTGCGGCTTTTCGTTGCCCGCAACACAATCACACAATCCACACTGGGGCAATCCCAGCCTTCCGTCAGGAGCATAGAATTACAAAGGACATTGTATTTTCCTGCATCAAAATCTTGTAACACCTGTTCTCGATCGTTGCTATTGCCATTGACCTCCGCCGCATTAAAGCCGGCTTGATTTAATAATTCACAAAACTTTTGACTGGTTTTTACCAGAGGAAGAAACACGACGGTCTTACGATCAGCGCAGTACGTCAACATCTCCTGGGCGATCTGAGCCAAATACGGATCTAACGCAGTGCCTAATTCCCCCATTTTGTAATCACCGGCTGAAAATCCTACGCCAGATATATCAATGGTAAGCGGGATTGTCTGTGCCACAATTTTACTGAGATAGCCATCCTTAATGGCTTGCGGCAAACTATACTCATAGGCCAGGCTATTGTAATACGTCCCTAAATTACGCATATCGGACCGGTCTGGCGTGGCAGTCACACCCAGGACCTTTGCCCCGTCAAAGTACTGCAATACATGCTGATAGCTGTCTGACACACTGTGGTGGGCTTCATCGATAATAATCGTGTCAAAAAAATCGCGGCTAAATTGCTTCAGCCGCTTATCCCGCGTTAATGTTTGCACACTGCCAACCACTACGCGATACCAACTTCCTTTGCAGGATTGCTCGGCTTTTTCTACCGCACTTTTCAGCCCGGTTGCTTTTTCAATTTTATCGGCTGCCTGTTTCAACAGTTCTTCCCGATGGGCCATAATAAGCACCCGTTCTCCCACCCGGACACGGTCTTCTGTGATCTTGGCAAAAACAATGGTCTTGCCGCAATTATGCGTAATAGTAAAATCGTCGAGTAAATACCGGTTATCTTTGTCAACAGTGAACCCAATATACGATCCTTCGCACGCGTATTTCACTGTAAATCCAGTAACTAATACATTTTTCTTTTGTTTCCTTGCTTTTGCTATTTTATGGGGGATTTTCATAGGTATAGAATCGCAATTACCACTAATACTGACTCGATAGTATGTCCCTGTAAATTCCCCGCATTTTTTTTGACATTCGGAGACATATGCAGCTAATCCAACCGAGCGGCACATAAATGCTAGATCATTTGATAATTGGGGGGATTTAGAAATAAAATCATACCCATTACACGTCAAATGTCCATCACTATCTAATAATCCCGCAATAATTTGTAATCTAATTTTTACGGAGGCTGTTTTATATGGGATTGGTACGTGCTTAGTTCCCGATGTTTGGTTTCTTAATCCCATTTCCTTTAATGACTTAATAAATTTAGAATGAACATATCTTTCTTTGCTTTGGAAAATATATGTAGTTGCTTTTCCTGCGGGTTCTGTCCGAATACGTAATCCATGGATTTTTGCTTGTTGATAAATAACGTTGACAACTTCCGTATCCATGGTTGTAATCCCTATCGATGCCCCATTTAACCACCCATCACCCAATAAAACCCCTAGGAAATATGGATCAATAGGGTAATTATCTTTTTTTTCATGATAAAACTCTACAGTAGAAGCACGTATCAATTTATAAAGATGTTTTCTCCATTTCTTCCATGAAAGCCACTCCTTTACTGTTACATCAATAACTTCCCCGCCACGATTTTCACTGGGATATTTAGGATTAGAGGATTCGCTTGTCCGTATTAATGTAAGAAGATGATCTTCATTTACCAAAAATGGCTTTCCTTTTACAGGACAAATCCGATATAACTTTCCATTTCCATGAATGATTTTGAATATTTTACGTGGAGTACCGTCGCTACCCATCAATAAATCGGTTGCCTGAATATCTTCTACCGGTTTTATGCTCCCATCTGCCAGCAATATCCGCTCGCCGATTGCATGACATCCTGTGGGAAGCACTAACAGCGTTTTCTTATTTTCGCCTTCCCATTCCTGCAGAACGGCCGTTTCGGCCGCCTGCTGGTAGGGACGCAGCGCCAGGCTGCCCATTTAAAACGCTCCCTGCTGATAGGTTACGCCGCCGGCTGCCGGCTCTTTATCATAAAACTTTTTGACCTGGTTATATTCATTATCCTTGTATTTATGGACGCCTAACTGAAATCTCCCCGTAGCGCCAATCAATTCATTCCAGCGAATGGAAAATTTACCGTCGCCCCGTTTGGCATGCCCGATCGCGCAGGCAAAGTTCGTTAATTGCCATTGTGATTTGGAATGCAAGAATAGTTTTTGTCTGATGGTGGTTTCTTTCCCGTCGGCTGCTACTACTTTATATTTCAAATTAGCTTCCGGGCACGCCGGCATTTTTTCGCTGCCGTCAAAATAGCCTCGTTCAAAATCCACAATAGTAAAATCGTAATCGCCTGGCGGCAATAGGGTAAATTCACTTTCTGCTTCTTCATAGGTATCGTCCCAACTAAATGCTCTTTCTTCTGCCATAATGATATTCCTCCTGCTCTATTAAAAGGGTATATTTTCTTGGTCGTGCAATTCTTTAATTACGGCTACAATGGCCGGAAATGCGGCAATTAAGCAGCCTTTGACAAAGTCTTCCGGATAGTCTGCGATTGCCATATCTTCGGGAAAATATCCCCGATATGCTACGGCTTTGCGAATATCGGTTTCCGTCACATGCTGTGCTTCCATAAGATCCGCCAAGTCTTTCGGAATCCCTAAATCAGGTACAGCCGGCGCGGTGACTGGTGGCTGTACGGGCCGGTTCGGTTTGGTATCTGCCGGTTTCGGAGCGGATATTTTTTCTTGTTTGGGTGCGTCTACTATTTCCGCGACGGGCGCCGTTAAGGTGCTTGGGATACAATGAGCAATGTATTGGTAATCAAACGGCAGGCACTCTTTCAAGCCATGCCGATTTTTAGCATCCCAGTTTAGGTGATGGCAGGTATACATGACACGCTGCCCGCCGCTGACTTTTGTTTTTTTTGCGTTGCTGTCTTTGCTGTCTACCTTGTAAACCTCGATCTTGTAATCGGCAAAGAGCAGCATGTCAGCCCATTCCTTGACCATATCGGATATTTTAGCGCCGCCGGCTTTATTCAGTTTCAACTCGTACCGGTCATAAGGTGTCTGATCTGGCCGTTCAAACTTCCGGACCATGGCATGCGCCGTCAGTACGACATTCATTTGGGTATCCACCAAATCTTGCAGCCGATTCAGCAGCCGGCCAAATTCTTCTTTTTCATACATATAGCCTTTGCCATATCCAAAATCTTCAATGCCATTGACTTGATTCTTATTGCAGATAAATTCGACACATAAATATTCGGCCCAGTCAATTGTATCGATAACCAGTGTTTGATAGCCAAGGTTATCTTTTTTCAGATCATTAATGTACTGCATCAACATGGCCCATGAAGACGGACGTTCCAACCGATCGACATTGAGATGAGCGGTACTGCCCTCTGTATCGATAAATAATGGCCGTGGGAACTGGGAGGCAAAGGTAGATTTACCAATGCCTTCCGGTCCATACACAACTATTTTTTGATATTTTTGTATTTTCCCGGAAATAATATTCACGGTCTATTCCTCCTCTCCATCAAACAGCCCCATTTGTGCCCGATGGCCTGCAATATATTGGTTAGATTCTTGTATAATGGTTAATATGGATGCATTGATATCTTTATTATTGGTCGGATACGCTATGGCAGCGATTGCTAGTTCCCCTTCAAACCCATTCTCAGAACGCACTGTACAAGTGGGAGCAAAACTGTTTAATTGGTCGTCCTTATACTTAAATCCAATAGTATGAATTGCCATTTTAGAAGGACTATCCAATATGGGATTACTTTCAAAAGACCGGAAACAATCTCTAAAATGACGCAGGGCATCCATAAATTCCGGACGTGCGGGATCCTCACTTTTCAGCGAATATTCAGCATCATTCGCATCCATAAATTTGATGAAAATGGTGCCATCTTTATATTTAACATTTTTGATCGTCCATTCTTCAAACATATAAACCTCCTTTAAAATTTACCGGCTTCCCATTTGGGAGCTTTTTTCGGCGTGTTTATTGGTTTAGCAGGTGCATAATCGGCTCCCTGTACATACCCATCTTCAATAATGATGCTGCAGCTATCGTCGGTTGCAACGCGGGTTGCAATGACCTGTAGTCCCTCGGATTCAAGCCAATTCCCAAAGGCAACCAATGTCTCCGTATCCATCTGCTCGAGCTTGTCCATGAGGACAAATCCACACTCCGGATTTAGGCGGCGTACGATGGCCGTGGCTACCTGCAGTTGTTCTGCGCCACTCATGCAATCCCATTTCTGCCCGTTGTAGATCAATTCCCCATCTTGTACCGATAATCCCGGCAATGGCATATCAGACTGCTGCAGCAGGTCCATGCGGGCCTTTTTAACATCTTGTATCTGCGTGGATAAATCATTATATTGTCCTCCCAGTTCTTCCGCTTCGGCCTGTGCCCGGGTCTTGTCAGCATTGGCCCGCACCTTGACATTGATCGTATCGATATTAGCAATACTCTGCTCGAGCTCAACCATACTTTCATCTTCCAGTTCCAAAACCGTCTTTTGGGCTGATAAAATATCTGTATGCAGTTGCGTATCTTGTCCCTGGTACTGGTCTAATTGCGTTTGTAGAGATGCGATCTGACCTTGCAATGCTTTTATCCGGAGTACTCCGTCTGCTTTTTGCTGTAGCATGGTGTCCAGCTGATCACGTTTTCGCTGATTCTCACCATTGCGGGCCAAAATTTCTTGTTGCTGCTTAATTAACTCCGAGGCACTGACTGGCTCATCAGGGGCATCAGGATACCATGTCAGTTCTTCAGCATGCTTTTTCTTCCGATCAGCAATCCGGCCAATTTCCAGCCGCTGATTATAAAGGGATTGCTCCTGCCGGTCCAGCTTCGCCAGTTCGTCACCAACTCCGATGATCTGCAGCAGCGTCTCTGCCTTTTCTTTATCTGACGATTGCATAAATTTAGGCAAATCCAACGCCAGTTTTTCAATAAAACTATCCAGCAATCGCTGGCCGGCTTTTTGTCCCGATGGATCAATGACATGCAGCGCAGATGATTTCCCTTTGCGCTCTACAATCAATCCATTGCTAAGCTCCAAATGGATCCGCGGCGGGATTGTACTATCTTTTCGTTGTGCTTCTGACGGTTTCCGCTTATCGCCGCCCAACGCCCATGCAATAGCATCCAACACAGAGGTTTTACCCTGGCCGTTACGACCACCAACAATCGTAAGGCCTGTAGTGGACGGTTCGAGCGTGACAGCCTTGACACGTTTTACGTTTTCAATTTCTAAATTAGTTATTTTTACTGACATATGTGTCTCCTTTGTGCTATACTATAAATATAGATTGTTTTACTTTTGCCGCCCATTCCCGTGGGCGGTTTTTCTATGCCCACGCCGCCCATACAACGCATATCAGCAGTGCAATAGGGACAATCTGTGCTACTATTTTTATCATGTCCCACAGCGTAATTTGTTCGTCGTAATCCGTAGCCAGCATTTCTTCCGCCGACGTTTTTTTGTGGTCATTGATCCACGCTGGCAACGTGAGTTCATGTTGTTCGATAAATGCGGTTCGCATAGCCGTTTCCACCATTTTGTCATCGTCCATCTTCATGCTCCTTTCTATACTTACATAAAGCCTTGGTCACTCTGCACCGGGGTTTCTTTTTATGCCGCGGTCCGTGATACGATACACACACCCCGCAGTCCCGATGTGCTGGTACATATTTGCCATTAACCCGGATCAATACATATGTGCCATGTATCTCCCTGCCGCAGATTGCGCAGGTCATGCTAGATCGATCCCAGGGAATATATCATTGTCCTGTACCACCGTTTTTCGCATTAATCCTTCCCTGCGCATTGCACGATTTCGCAACCACTGCACAGCAGATTCCTTTTCAAACACAAACATCCTGCTTTGCTTAAAGCAAGGGATGCCGTCATGAATCCATTGATCAACCATTTCAACCCCAACTCCCGTAATAGCCGCAAACTCTGCGCGACTATAGGTAACCCGATTTTCAAGTGCCACCATATTACGTATTTTCATAATGGATAAACTCCTTTCTGTGATATAATCATCCCAAAGGAGGTGATTATTTATGAATACTTACATAATCTTTTTTTGTATTGGATTATTAGCTAGCTTCCTTTGTTTCGTTTCGCAACATTCCGGGCAAAAAAAATTCCACAATCCGATTGTCTGGTACGCCAATAGCATTGCATACCTCAGCGATAAAAACTGTACTGACAGGCGAATATCCATTCAATACATCAGAAAAAGTCTGTACCCTCATTCCGGTTTTAGAACATACCTGTCTATATGACAAGCCATGGGCCCTTAAATATCCCTTAAAATCGTTTAATGCAATATATTTTTTTATTTTCATTGTGTTTCACCTCCCTTGCTATTGTTTCGTTTCGCAACTATATAATATCATCATGGAGATATAATGTCAATACTTTACGCAACTACATGTGAAAATATTGTTGCGTTTTGACGCAACTTGTGATATCCTTTAGGCAGAGAAACAAAATATATGTACAAAAAAGAGGATAATATCATGATAGATAAAGAAAAAGTAGCCCCTCGCTTGTCCGAAGTGCTTCGAGATCAACATTTAACCATAAAAGAATTAGGTGACATGGTATCTCTAAGCAAAGCCACAATATCAAGATATATAAATGGTAAAATGGCTCCTAAAGGAACTTTTATCCAAATTGTTGCAACAAAATTTGGGTATAATCCCGTATGGTTAATGGGTGGCGATGTCGATAAATACGCACCTAAATCTCGTAATGCTCAGCTTAATAGTCGCAATGAACGTGATATTCAAAAACGCTTAAATGCTATATTATCAGATATGGATGCCGATGGCATGGCAATGTTCAATGGTGATGAAGAAATGGATTTAGAAACAAAGGAATTGTTAAAAGCGTCTATTGAAAATTCAGTGCGTTTGGCAAAAATAAGAGCAAAAGAAAAGTTTACGCCAAAGAAATACAAAAAGTAGGTGCCTCCCTATGGATATAAAAGAAAAAGTATCTAAACTTTGCAAAATGTATGGTACTAACGATCCATTTAAATTAGCCAATGACCTAGATATTACTATTTTATTTGAAAACTTAGGCGCAGCTTTGGGATATTTTGACGCTCACTTTCGTATGCGAACTATCCATATCAGCGAAAACGCCCCAGAGGGTTTAAAGACATATATATGCGCTCATGAATTAGGGCATGCAATATTACACAATAAAATTAATACTCCCTATCTAAGCGCATATACTTTGTTTAGTGTAGCTAAAATAGAAAAACAGGCCAATAAATTTGCGGTGGAATTGTTACTGCCAGATGATATTTTAGAAGAATATGCTACCTGTACGCTTTATAATGTTGCGCAAGTAGTTGGAATCCCATCCGGAATGGAAAAGTTAAAAACATTGTGACCGCTATCCAATATTTTATTATAAGTATTTATAGAAAGAAGGTTTTATTATGATGTCTGGTGAAATGTTTGTTGTTTTATTTGCTGTCGCTCTTATTCCCGCATTTATAGCCAAATCCAAAGGAAGAAATTTCGCACTATGGTATATTTACGGGCTAGCATTATTTATTGTTGCATTAGTGCATTCGCTGATAATATCAAAATCTGCGGAACAAAAGCAAACAGAATTAAAAGAGCAAGGTTATACGGAATGCCCGTTTTGCAAGGAGCCTGTAAAAGTTGGTGCTATTGTATGCCCTCATTGCAGGCGGGATTTACCATCTCTGGAAATACCGGCACAAGTCGCTCAAGAGGGAAAAAAGACAGGCACAATATCAGATGCGATGCTTCATTAAAGCATCCTAATTACTACGGTACAGCAAACAAATAAGAAAGAATTCCTCATTCCGTATTAATTTGTAAAGATAAAGAGGGTTCAATAATGAAAAAAACAATCTATATGACTTTACTTTTCATTTTAATTTGCGTTTTTCCGGCAATGGCCTCAAAAATGGTATGTGAGCCGGAATCAGACACAGCGGTATCTTACGGTGTATATTCAGTTCCAAAAAATAATATTGATATTACTTTTGAGAAATATGCTACTTCTGATGGTCAAAATGACAATTATTGGATTCGTATCAGTGAACGTACTATGGCCCGTGAAAAACTTTTATACTACATTACATTAGTTATTGATGGTAGAAAATATAAAGTTGACTCTGTTGAACCAACAGAAAAATATATAAATGCCTCGGCTACATTTACTGCTGGTCCACTTTCTACATTTCCTAGAACAAACTACAAATACTACCCTCTGTCTCGTGACTTGATAGATAAAATTGAGGCGGCTAAATCAATAACAATTTTATACAACAAATTAGAAATGGTTAATATTCCAATTTCTATTGATGCTGATTTTTTGACAAAAATACAAGATACCTTTAAATTATCATACGCAGATTATCCTAAATATTGGAAACCTGCACAATGGAAACAAATTCCACCCAATACATAAAAACAAAAATCCCGCATCCTGCTGAAACAGGACACGGGACAGCGCCGAAGGTATTACCGGTACCAGACGGCAAATATAATCCACCACATCAAGGGCTGATTACTTTTATATTATAACACAATCAGCCTCTATTTCTCTATATCTAAGGAGCTGATTTTTTATGGCAAAGAAACGTCCCGATGGACGATATAAAGTAAGTGCCACCATTGACGGAAAGCGCAAATACTTTTATGGAAAAACACTGTCAGAAGCAAAAGCAGAAAAAGAACAATATATTAAAATGGTCAAGGCGGCTCCCAACGTAGATTATCATGTTACATTGGGGCAATGGTTAGCAATATGGCTGCGCGGGGCTAAAAGTTCCTTGACCACAGCTACTTTTAATTCATACGTTTACCAGCTTAGTCATTATGTTCTACCTACTATGGCCAAAATAAAGCTAATTGATTTACAGCCATATCTATTCCGCAATTTAATTTCCGATTTATTAGCTAAAGGATACAGTAACCGCAGCGTTCAATATGCCCTTGCGGTTACGCGAATTGGCCTAAATCAGGCCGTAAACGATGGGATACTACCGAAATCACCTATGATAGGCGTAAAGCTCCCTAAAACGGAAAAATCGAAAGCTATGGCCCTGTCAAAAGAAGAAGCTCGCAGGCTCTTATCTGTTATCCATAATAAAAAGCACTATAATCTATATTGGATTGCACTTTATACCGGTTTACGACGATCTGAATTATTGGGACTGCGAATGTCAGATATCAACGAAACAGATAGCACCATTACAATAGCACAAACAGTCCTTACATCTAATAATAAAGTATATATTTCCCCCACAACAAAAAATGCATCATCTCATCGCACAATTTCAGTCGATGAACAAACATTAGCCATCATAAAAAAACAACGGGCTATAACTTGTGCAGAGAAATTGCAATCTCATGACTATGAGGATCATGATTTATTATTTGCCAGATCAGATGGTAATCCATATGATCCAAAATATATTAGTCGTACAGCCACTCATTATGGCCCGGATGCCGGTATTCCTCACCTCACATTCCATATGCTACGCCACACACATGCTACACTGCTAGTATTATCTGGGGTTCATTTCAAAGTGATACAGCATCGTTTAGGGCACTCCACATTCCAGCAAACAATGGATACCTATAGCCACATTATCCCCGACATTGAAGAACAGGTTACCGATAAATTAAAGCACCTTATTTGACCCCATTTCTGACCCCATGCTTTAAATTGTACATATTTTTTAAGCCACTAATTCCCAATTTTAAAACCATGAAAACGGCAATGGTAAGCATGGTTAAGCCATTTACAAAAAATATTTAGCAGACTTAGGATCTGGCGTCTTACGACGTAAGGGTTCAAATCCCTTCACTCGCACCATTAGGCACCATCTATATTTATAGGTGGTGCCATTTTTATTGTAACCATATAATTTTATGATATTGACCCCATGTTGACCCCATTAAAATAATATCATTAGCCGTCAATACAACTGATTTAATATATTATAATGTATATATGGCACGAAAATTAAAAGCACCGAGCCACTCATCAGAGCAACTCGGCGCTTTTTTATCCAACTTCTTTTATTCTCTTTTCAGCAATATCATAGTACACCTTAGTCTTTTCAAATCCTATGTATTGCCGGTTATGCTTTTTAGCTGCTACGCATGTCGTGCCACTTCCTGCAAACGGATCCAAAATAACCTCTTCTTCCGGGACAATTTGCACCAGCTCTTCCATGAGCGGCGTCGGCTTTCCGGTCAAGTGGAACTTATCCTTCTGCCGCACCGGAAAATTAAAACAACCAGGATACGGTCCTGCATGCTTGGCATGGGGACACTTCCCATTTGTGCCCCACACGATGTATTCACATTGATGCCGGAAATAGCCTTTATGCGGGGCTCTGGCTCCGCCACCTTTATTCCATGCCACAATACCACGCCATATCAGTCCACCCATTTGTAAGGCATCTGAAGCCGCGGGAAGCTGTCGCCAATCCGTGAACATCAAGAAGTATCCTTTCGGCTTAAGGACACGCTGGCAATCATTAATCCACAACGCACACCAATGCATCCAAGACCGCTGATCCATCGTATCGCTTGCGAAATCCGGCCGATGGACAATTTTATTATCTGATTGTTCATATTTACTGGACGGATTTTGTGCTCGTGCATTTGCTGTCTGCCCACCGCTGCAGTACGGCGGATCTGTGATAACTGCATCCACAGAGTTATCTTCAAGCTGCTGCAGCAATTCGATAGAATCGCCACATGTGATCTGATTTAAAAATTTTTCGTTCGTACAACCACCTCGTAATAATAGATTTTGACTAGTCTAATGGTATTGTATCATGATGATGGTTACAAGGCAAACGCTTGTTCTATTTTCTTACCATTCTTTTATCGTATAATTCATGGCCCCAGCCTTTTTACCGTCAGCGCTCAC